GGTATCCTATTGGAGCAAACTGAGTATCTACCATGCTGGCATCTATGCCATAATCTGTAACTCCCCCGGGCAGCGTAGTATCATTGGATGAATTCAAATACCCGGAAAAGCTAATAAATCGATCTCTCCAGTCTATGGAATCATCTATCAGGTAATTTATGAGGCTGTTAGCCACGCCCTTTTCCATCCATACAGATCCACCACCATACTTATCTGGCTGTGGGGTATCATTATCACGATTGTTTGAAGATGATCGTGAGGTTCCCGGGTTTTGACCCACCAGAGCAGCCTTTGCAAGCATCCCAGCATCGCCATCTACACCTGTAGAGAGTAGAGGTATATCCCCATGTGCGAGCCCTACTTCTACATTCAATAGGGTTGTGGATAGCTTCCCGGTTGTTTTAGTCACCACCAGCTGAGGGATCATCAGGTTCCCGGTTCCCACTTCCTTATCCAGAAGTGTTGTATGGAGCCCGGTAGCACCCTTTGCAGAGAGTAGTTTGGGGATCTGCCCATCAGCATACCCCTGAGCGATATTCTGCAGGGATGTATGGATCCTTCCAGATTCCACGTTTGCAGAAAGGATTGGGATCTGCCCACCAGAGGATCCAGCATGGTATCCATCCAGCTTGTCAGCATTTTTTCCAGTTAGATCTCTGGGTATTGCATCCAGCCTAAGTGTATTCTCAGATCGTCCATCCAGTTCCAGATATGGGATCTGATTCCTACCAAAACCAACATGATATCCATCCACCTTGTCAGCATCCAGATTCGTAATCATCGGCTTTGCGGATGATACGCTCTGGGTGCTATTGTCAGTGAGAACAGTAGATCCAGATCCAGCTTTCGTATTGATCGCTGTCATTAGTTCCTGCAATGCAGTTTCCACGTTTGTAGCTGTGATCAGAGCTCCACTGTCCACAATATCGACCTGTGCTGCAGTGACTGCATGGGGATCTGCTACGCTATCCATGTGATCCTGAATTGCACTCATCCCATGCTGGAACAGTGCGACAAAAACAGTATCCGCATAAACTTCATAGATCCCCTGAGTGATCGCTGCCACACCCACATTTGTTTCATATTTGTATTTGCCTGTTACACCGATCTCAGTGAGGGCAATAGCACCCCCGGGGTATGCTCCACCGTGGAGTACAATTTCCACAGTTTTCCCGGTATCTACTGCTCCAGTTGTAAAATCAGTGAGTGTAATTAAAAGATTTGGTGCTGCTAATGTACCCATTTTATACCTCTTTAATTTCCAAATTCTGGTTCAAAGAAAGCTGATCCCCGGGGCTCTTCACCGTATAACCATTGATCGGATGTGAGTCCCTTCAAAACGAACCGCTTAAATATGTAATGTGCCAAACTCTCATAGCCCGGATCTATTGTTAATTCCAGCTTAAACTGTGCATATCTCAAAAGCTCTGCATCTGGAATAAATTGGTTCCTTCCGTATGGAGCCCATGAGCCCCACGCTATTTCATCTGAAGAGAACCGCACTGAGACTACCAGTGAATAAGACAGATCCCAGTGAGCATAATCGATCCAGTCTGCTATCCACTTGTAAGAGGCAAAGGTAGCACCCAGATCCATGTTCCCCAGCTGATAGCTACAGACTGATTCTGAGGGGATCAGACAATTCTGGTGAAATGAAAAGCCACTGTTTGTAATCGTGTATGATCCGCCATCGTCTAACTCAGATCCACGTACTGATTTGAAGCCCGCTGCCCCGCCATAAACAGCTGTATAGTCGATCCCGTCCTTATAGTGGAAGGGTACGATAGCTTTGATAGCAGTTTCGATAATTGATTCACTCTCTGGAGAGTCATTCCATAGATGGATCCAGCCAGTTCCAATTCCGCCTAATCCCCAGCCTACACCTATGGGATTGATCCCTATAGCCATCTGCATTGTAACCTTGTAGGGAGATACCAGAGCTCTCTGCCCGCCTTCAGTGATCAGCCCATCTTCAGTCCCCCGCTGCTGGTGGGTTTGGATCGCATTGTGGATCCGGATCGCCATGATGTAGTTATTATCTTCAGGATGCCTTTTAAGCCCATAATCAGCAGCCAGAGCATCCAGCAGTAGAGCATCCCCGTCCTTCGTGGGGGAGAGGGCATTTTTAAAATCTTCCAGATCACGGATAAATAGATCTATCACGTATCCGATCGCACTTAACAAATTATCCAGAACAGCGTTCCGGGTAATTGTCTCAGGCAGCTTCATTAAAAGTTTATCATAACTCTTCCTGTGCTGCATTTGGGCGAGATCTGAAACCTCTGTTTGCAGAGAGCCATAGATTATTTGTGCTTCAGTTTGAGCCATATTTTACTCCGTTACACTCACTGAACCGATTTTGGGAAGAGAGTATGCACCCACTGCCACATTTGAAGCAGGGATGAATGCAGATCTCCGCATATCTGATACACCCAGACTATTATTCACCAGACTGTAGAGATCACTGAAATCCACATCAGTTCCCCAGTCCCATTCTCTATAATCCATATACAGCTGGAGATTCGTGATCACGTTATCCCGAACTGCATTAATATTGTAACCAGAATATAATATCACTTCTGAAGTGATATTTACCAAAGTCCATGTAATGTTCAGACATACTACCACAATCCCCAGAGGGGCTTTGTGCTGGATGGATGCTGCCATCGTGGATAGTTGGGTATCTGTGAAGAGCCCGCCATTATTTCGTAGGCAGTGAACCACTACAGTTTTCTGGGAATAACTGGGGTGATTAATCTGAGGCTTTGCCCGGATCAGTTCAGTATGAGATTCCTGTGCCCAGCTTTCATAGCTGGCTTCTATTCCCTGTGATAAGGTTGCCAGCTGAGTGATCGCCCGGTTCCTGAGAAGTTCATCAGATTCCTGATCATATCCGCCTATGGATGGGGTATCATTTGATACAGTAGTAAGCCCAGATACAATATCCACCATAACTGAGATCTGATTTGCCTTGATCATACTTGAGGATCCTGCAATAGTTGCTTGGCATGAGAGAGTGAGCTTCCCGTTTGCTGCGAGTGTAGATTCCTCAGTAGTGGCATACTCTTGCCCGGATGGAGTCCCCACCTTTGTCCCCAGTGGGATCGTAGTGCCTGCTACACCGCTAAAAATCACAGGGACGGTAGAGAACGATGCTGCTCTCCGCTTCATGGATCTGGGAGCTACAGCAAGTTCTAAATCATCGCCATTTGCAAGCATGATCCGTGCGGATCTGAATACTTGGTGAACATTGTAATACAGCTGTGCAAGCTGGGCTGATATCGCATTGAACAAAGCCCGCGCTACTCCACCTTTGTTAAAATTAGTGATACTGGAAGTATTATTCCGTGACCACTCAATCATTTCAGACATAATTTTTGTACGTGTTTTGATTATCATAGCGAGTCCAGATTCATTTTAAGTTGCGCCTCTGTTTGGTGATTAATTGCTTCCACCTGTGCAGATAGCTTGATTGCATCTTCCACCTTTGTCACTACCACATTGCTGACTGACTTCACCCGGGGATCGGTCATAAGTGCTCTGGTGACTTCCGGAGCCAACATACTCCCCATAACTTGGGGGATCGATGCCTGCTCCAGAGTTAAAATATTATTGCCAAAATCCTCATCTTCTGCGATGGCTCCCAGTGGAGTCTGCAGGATATTATCCAGCCCCTGCATGAAGGTATTTGTGTAGTTCAGAACTGTGAGATCTCCATCTATAACATCTAAGGTATTTGGGAGATCCTTACCCAGCACATTGATCCCTTGCTGTGCATCCAGAACAAAGTTTGCTGCTACCCGTTCCACATCCAAAGAATTCAGATATGGGATCTTCAGTGCCATGCCATCCCATTCAGATCCCAGAATATCCATTGGCTCCAGATCATTGAACTCCATGATCAGATGAACTTTGTCTGAGCTCCCGAGTTCCCGGGCAGCTATCCGCTCTATGGATTCATTTTTCCGGACATAAACTGTCTTAACTGGAGTCTCAATTTTATTAGTGTCCGAACTGGTAGCAGTCCTGTAATAAGCGGGGAGCACAAGCAGCGTTTCAAGTTCCAGAGTGAGAGTATCGAACATCACTAAAAGCCCTGAGAAATCTGTTAAGCCCCGGCTGCTATTTGAATTGATCTCAAACTGGCTTTTTCCAATAACATCCGGATTTAATTTTGCCCCTACCCGGTATGCCCATGAAGTCAGCTTCTCAGTTCTGGGTTCATCATTGACAAAGGATGATCCTGCATTTTCCAGCAAACCACTTACCCGGCTATCCATTTTCTCCAGTAGATCCAGTGCCCGCCTGATTGTTTCCATCGCATTTGTGACCCTGCGTAGGGATGCCCGTGTTTTAGTTATTGTGGATCCAGATCTATCTGGAGACGTATCCCCAAAAAGGGTATGGTTTGCCATTGGGTTCCGGGTATCAGAATAGAACTCTTCAAATAGCCTGGAAAAGATTTCACCGCTTGCGTATGCATGGATCGCTGGAACAGCATCATAGATATCCAGCAAGAGTAATTGGAATTCTTTGAATGTTGCGCGGATCCCGGCTGCTGATATGGTAGCTGCAAAGTTTGGTGATTTAATGAATCCTGCTGTAGATGCAGCTGCAGCACGGTTCTGCATGAGCACAGAAGTTTTCTCCTGTGGAACCATTGTCATTGCTTCATTTTGCCGTTCATTCGCATTTTGAGGTATAGCCATTATACTGATACCTTCCCGAGATCACCCAGATTAGATCCAGCACCGGATGCTCCACCGGGGAGAACTGTAATAGCCTTCCCCTTCAAATTGATAGCTGCCTTTGTAGCTGCCCCCTGAGCTTTGGAGATTCCTTCAGCTGCCCCGGATTTTAAGCTATCCACAAGATCCTTTACTGGATCCAGCAGTGGACTGGCTGAGATAGGTCTGAGAGCAGTGGCTTTGAGTGAATACACCCAGAGCATATTTCTGTTTGTAGTTTGGGATACATTAAACTCCATGAGCTCTACTTCATAGTAATGCATGGCATTGTGAGCCATTAGCCATACTGTGGGATACTCTCCCTTATCATTGGCTTCATGACTAACATCCACCAGCCATTCCAGATACTTCACCCAGCCAAAGCCATTAAAAACAGATTTGGATCCAATGAATCCTTTTGACTTGTATCCGAACGTGCCCTGTATAGTGACTGGGGATGGAGCCATGCCATATTTGTCCACCCATCCACCGCCCTTAGTTGGGGTAACTGTGGTGAGGTATTGCTTCAGCATCATGTATGATTCTGGCATGATGGGGAAGTGTAGAACCAGAGGGATCAGGATCCCCAGAGCATCATGGTTCATAACTACCAGAGTCAGCATATTTGGGGGATTATTAACTACTGGGGGTATCTGTGGCATTATTCCACCCCACAATCTACTTCATCGACATTAGCCACGCCTAAAGCTGGAGCTCCGGATCCGCCCGTGACGGTTTCAATAAAGCTGCCAGATGGAACCGTGATATCCAGATTCTCTTTGATATATTCCACGATCGCATCACACATCGCTAACTGAGCAGCATCCGGGGATGATTCAGAAGTGAGCCCTTCCATCTTCTGCTGCATTTTATTTTTTAGTCCATCAGCTGATAATGACATATTAAGCCTTCACGTTTGTATTGCCTATGAAGTGATCCAGCCCCGTGTAGAAGCACTTGGGGATATTATTCAGGATCAGCTTCACTAAATTACTTCCGAGCTCTACCGTGCCAGATGCATCGATCTTGGCATCCCCTGTAGCAGTGGCAATAATATCCTTAGCGTTTACTGTTACATCCCCCTCAGATGTAATAACCGCTCCAGTGGGAACATCCAGAGTCAAAGCACCCTTTGCCAGAATGTTAATATTCCCTCCCTCTTCACCTTCCACATTGAGATTCAGGTTCAGGGATCCGGAAGCTCCAGATAGGGAGAGGATGAGATCTCCATCATTGTTTGTAGTGAACTGCAGCTTGGCAGTCACTGTGCCCTCTTCATCCTTCACTTCATGGATGAAGTTTATGGCATCTAATACACTTGCCTCATCTGTAATACGTGGATCCTTTGGCAGCATTAGGGTGTTCATGATCACTGGGCTATCAGCTTCACCATGCAGATAGTCCACCAGCACAAAATCCCTTTCCTTCAGATTTCTATACACGGATCCAGCGATCTTCACTCCCCGCTGTTTCTCATGAGTATCCCTGTACATGATATCCGCTGTCATTTTGACAGGATCTATTCCGATTACTACAGCATCTTTCAATTCATACTCCCTACAAAGTCCATCCCGGCTTTGTATAGCTTTTCCCGGGTAAAAGGATCCATTCCACGATCCACTGATATATTGCTCATAAACGGCTTCCCATAAACGTATTCATTTGATACTGCAGTGATGTAGTATTCCATCCCTGTAGCCGGGCGAATAAGTTTATCCCCGGCGCGAATATTTGGAGCTCCCCGCACAGTGAGGTTACCAGCTTCATAGCGATGATTATCCCGGTTCCAGAGATAGAGCTTATTCCTGTAATACTTATATTTGTCCAGAGTAGATCCTTCCACCACTTCCCCATCACTGCGGAGGGGGATGTAGCTTAATCGCTCTGTTTTGTCCCGGGTTCCGATCTCATGCACCAGATCTGAATCTACCAGAGGGGGAAACGTGGCATATTCGCCATCAGAACCAGTGAAGCGATCTCCGGGGAGAACACTAAACACTGAGAACCCAGTACCATGCTGAACGGCAAGATTTTCACCCCGGATCAGATCTTCAGTAATGATATGCCCATTCTCTCCATCGATCCAGTTAGTTATTTCATTCCAGCCCACTGTAATAGATTCGCCGTTTGGGTTTATGGCTGTCTCAGGATCCAGAACGCTGTATGGGGTAGGTCTGGATCTCAAATACATCTTCCCGCCTTTACAGTCAGTCCACAGTTCATTGAAGGGAGCCCGGATATATTGAGTGAAGTAATCCCAGATAGTTCCACTGTATGGAGATAGCTGGCTGCTGAATAGCAGTTCATCTTCACGTACAAATAACTCTGATTCCAGATCGATCCAATCCTTCAGGGATCCGTTCTTTAATTGGATATCCAGACCGGGCAAGGTTTTGGCTATCTGGAGCACAGCTTCATAAATAGGTTTCTGGAAGAAATCGAAAGCGATATCCCCCTGCTGTAGTTCTAAATTCTTTTGTTTGAGCTCCCCAGTTAGCCCCAGAGCATTCTCAAAATACTTAACCAGATCAAATATCCAGATAGCTCCCAGAGATCGCCCTGTGAGTGTTACGGATCTCTGGACACCCTTCGGCATGATCACTTCAGATTTCGCTACTCTATCAATGATCCCCAGCATGGTAGTTTCTTTGCCATCCAGTTTGATATCCACAACATCCAGAGGCTGCAGCAGAGCGTAGTAAAAGGGCTCTATATCAGAGGGCTGTGCTTTGAACCAGACCAATTCGATCGTAAAAGTGCCATGAGCGGAATTAGTGGATCCATCTGTATTCACTTTTAGGATATGCTCCACAGGATGAATCACGCTTGCACCTTCACCGCCTATACCAAAATCTCTTGTTTGCTTGGTATGAAACGTCAATGCTGGTGCTGGATTGCGTTTTGTGAAGTGATTAGACATTATTGCCCAAAGCTCCCGCCTAATCGTCCAAATTGTCCAAAGCCTGTCAGTAAGTTATCCATAAAGCTGCCACTCATTAACCGGCTAAATGCTGCTTCGTCCTTAGTTGGGGGGAGCCCATTCAAAACTCTCTGGGCTTCATCAGAATCCAAAGTGGTTCTGGCAAAAGCGATCACAGCATCATTCATCATACTGGCTGCTCTCTCAAAGGCAGTTGCTGCAGATTCGATCTTACCGATCTCCCCGGCTATTGCTGCCTGCTGGGTTTCAAAGCCAAAAGTATCTCTGAAGGAAGCTATACGCTTATTGAAAGCATCTTCACCGTCCTTCAGCCCTGCCCTAATTGATTCAGCAATCAGTTCAGCTTGGGTTTTTGGTGTATCCTTTGGATCCCCGGGCTGAGTAGAGTCCCGTACAAATTTCTTCTCATCATCAGTTAGATCTGAGGATGCTCCAATAAATTTTGCAAATTCTGATTCAGACATTTTCCCAATATCCGGTAACTGATCCCCAAAGCGTTCCATGAGCTCTACCAGAGAGTTCATTGCCTTATCTGGGTTATAGAGTTCAGCCATCTGCAGACGGTTCCCAGACCACTTTTTAAGCAGGAAGGATTGATCCCATCTGGTTCTCTCAATATCCTTGCCCGCTCCAGTTGCCATATCCCGAGCCATAGCAAAAAATTCAGATAACATCCGTGGATCCGCCATGCCCTGTTCCTGCAATGCAGTAACTTCACCGATCGAAAAATTCTGCCCGCCACGCTCCATAATCCGGAGAGCAGCTTGGAATCCCATTCCACCAGTTGCCATACTATCATGCAGCCCACTCAGTACATTGCCACCACGGGATCCCCTGAAGGGCTCTCCCATCGATCCGAACAGCCCGGCATACCGAGATATCATCCCGGGATCCTGCATCGTTACAGCTGTCTGTATGACACTCTCAGTAACACCCATGACTTCCTGCAGGAATTCTGGCAATCTTGCTACACCGATCCCAGACATAACACCTTCAGCGATCGCTTGCTTCAGGATCGTGGGATCTGATACTGTTTCATATCCAGTTTTGCCCTGCCTTGCTACAAACCCGGTAGAATCTGAGTTATCGATACCAAAGGCTTTTCCCAGTGATATCGTTTCCTGAATATCCAATCTTCTCTGGGTGTAATCACCAGCACCAGCACCTAAGATCCGCATCCAAGTCTTTTCCAGACCAGCAAGCTCAGTGAGTGTTGTGGCTGTAGTCAAAGCTACAGCTTCAAAGGATTCTCTGAATGCCTCAGCATCCTGTGGGAGAAGTTCAGAAATAGCACTGATCTCAGTGAGATCCTTCAGAACATCCTTATAGGATCCCCAGCCTTCCTGAAGAGCCTGAACACCTTTAAATGCAGCATAACCCACAGCACCGACACCCAGCCCGGTAGCGAGTTTTGCACCCGTTCCCATGCCAGCCATCTTCCGGGTTATTGCTGAAGTAGCACCTTGAACTGCTCCTGTAGCCAGTCCACCAGCACCGCCCCGCATTCCAGATTGAGTGAGATCCCCAATCATTCCAGCGGATTCACGTTCAGATGGATCATAGATCCCACGATCCAGAGCCCATTGTTTTGCAGATGCAGATGATTCAGCGTTCCGGGTTGCATCGTCTATGGCTCCAGTTTTTACTCCATAGATCTCAGCTTGGATCCGCTTCAGTTCGCGCTGCTTTGTGCCCTTATCCCTGCCACTGGAAGAGGATACTTCATTCCGTGCCAACTTCTCTTCATGCTGGAGCTCAGACATTCTGGCTTTATTCTCAGCCTGCTCCAGCTGGCGAATAAGCTGCAGCTGATCATTCAGGTATTTGTTTTGCTTCTTTAGATCTTCCGGATATTTCTGGGCAGCCTCTGATTTGATTTCATTAAACCGAGAAAAACCCTGTGATGCCAGATCCATAGCCCGGGTTTGTTCAGCAAGTTCCTGCTTCCCGGTTACTCTGGTTCCCACATTAATTTGGATATTTTGTTCAGGCATTATGTCCTCAATCGGAGATTAATTAAATTTAAGGTAGGTCGAATCCCAGTTCGTCTTTGACCGTCTGGGCAAAATCATCATCCACATAGTCGGTCTGATCGGATCCATCAGGGATCGTCATTTCAGCACCACACCGGGGGCAGTAGGTTGAATTTGGATAAGGGGCTCCCATGAAATCGCATTCCGGGCAGTGCGGGACACTACCCTTTTGCTGTGCATCACGTTCGCGCTGGATGCTCTGCTGGATCTCATATTCTACGAGAATTCCCTCATCTGTCATTTCCAAATAGCGCGGATCAGTAGGTGGGAGATTGTATTTCTCCCTGAACCAGATACGATGCCAATTAGCTTTGATCTGGGCTTCAGCCAGATCCCTGTAATCAGTCTCCGGTATCTCCTGATCCATCGGCTGCATCGGATTTGGGTTGCCCGGGAAACACTCCGGACTTTTCAGCCCAGAGCCCCCATACTTCATCCAATTCAACTTTTGTCAAATTTTTAAAGCCCTTCCAATCATCAGAGGGGGCTTTTACTAATCTGCCATCCAATTCGCACATACGGTTTATCCGCCATGCAGCCATCATTTCATTCACATCAGGGGAGCTCACCATTTGACCATATAAGCCATTGGTGATTGTGCTCCGCCTTACTGCGATATCTGATTCCTGTCCTATCTTCAGTTTATTGTTGAAAATAAACGTCCCGGTAGAACAGGAAACAGTAGTTTGATCTTCGATCTTTTTCACTTTTTCAGTCATGTCCCTATGTCCTTTTCAGTGCCCTATGGAGTGATCATTGGTTCGCCATACTGCCCGGAACCATTCTGCGTAACAATAGCATTCTCACCTACAGTAATGCTAAGATTTGACAGGATGCATCCGTGTATGGTTGCAATGTTCGCTTTGGTATATTTATCTTCGATAATTACCGAAAAGCCTTCTTTGGTAAGGATCGCTCTGGATACAGCAGCAGCATCCTTCCCGGCACGTTCTGCATACTGCAGTTCCGAAATTTTCTCAGATGATAATACAAGTTTTGAGAAGTTGAATGTTCCGCTGAAGCGTAATGCTACCAGTTCCTGCGGAGTGAGGTTCCCAATGCCATAGACACCTTGCACCCCATAATCTTCGTTCTCTGTGATATTGGTTAAGACACCAATTTTAGTGCCCTCAAAGGCTACGTGTACCCTTGCACCGTGTACTACTTTACCGCTCATTATAAAATCTCCTTAAATGAGTGTGCTTAAAGCACGGCTATAGATTCAATTAAAAAGAAATTGAACGGGTTATTGATTCTGAATGAGACTTTTACGCTCCATCCATCTTCCAGACGTGATGCCACGATATTTTCCCACGATGGCAAAATGTTATCTGGATCCGAATCATTCTCAGCTATAACACCTTCAGCTTCTTTGGTTTTACAGTACCCTTCCACAAAGCCCACGATGGTAGCGTATCCTACGCCGACTGTTCCACCAATGAAGATACGATCAGCTGCTACAGCTAATCCTTTGTTAAAGTCTCCTGCAGATCTCATCAGGGAGATCTCTGGGGATGCATTGGATGCCGTATCCCAGAGGCTGGCATTGTTCTGCATTGTGTTAATGCCCTGATTAATAACAGTGCCAATCCCACCCATATCCCGGGGGCAAATAACTCCACCACGGATAAAATCTTCACGATCAGTTTTGCCAAAATCATACTGCAGACCTTGACAGCTAAACACCTTCCGGGTAAGTGGCTGCTGGACTGGAAGCCCAGCTGCTAACCCAGCGACTTTTGCTGCAAAGAATTTAGGGGCAATGGTTTCTACCCCGGATCCATCTTCTGCGAATTCTTTAATCCCACAAGCTACCAGAGAACCGTAAGGGGTATTCATCAGCTTTGCCTGTGCCAATGTAGTGCTTTTTGCGAGTGCAGCTGTAGCCTGTGAAGCCATCCCAAAATAACCTTCACGGAAATATGAGTGAGCAGCACAATGGGCAGTAACCAGAGCATGATCTGCTGCAGTCTCTGAGTCTATCCAGAGGATCTGAGCATTTGCCTCTTCAGCTAACACTAATGCAGCTGTGATCTCTGCAGTATCCATCGCTGGAGCAGCCCCAGAGGATAAGAATTCAAACCCTGTGGTATTGGAAAGTTTGGTTCCGGGGGTTACTACTGTGAGATCTACAAACGCGCTAAAGTTATCCAGAGCGTGTTTTGAGATGTAGGGATACCCCTGCAGCACTAAAGCAGCAGATTTCACATCGCCTTCAGCCAGTGTATTCAAAATGGTACTGTTCAGAGTACCTACACCAGAAGGGGCATTTGCATATATTGTGCAATCCCAATCATCCAGAGCATTGATAGCAGCTGCTACCTTGCTCACAGTATTGTAACTGGCAAGAGCAAAATCGAAATCAAATTCCACTACCTCAGAGGCAGCGACACCAGCAGATCCTATGATATGATCCCCAGCAGTGATCTCCAGTAGTCCTGAACCCAAAGCACCTACATATTGGATTGAGAGTGCCAGATCCAGATAATCGAAAGTCTCTGTTTCTCCTGCAAATTTTACAGTGATTTTGGATCCCGCTGCGAGTGTAGCAGCTTCGATCTTCACCGAGATCCCATTCACATAGGTTCCATAATCCTTAGAATCCACAGTTCCACTGGTTCCATCAAAGGATCCTTTCACGGCTGCTTGTGCCCGGATGAATCCCACGTATGGGGCTCCAGCATGAAACTGGGATGGATTGAAGAGATACCCCATTGCACGTAAACTGTCACCAGCACGGAGCACATCAGCTGCCTGCCCTTTGTCCGTGAACCAGTTTATTTGATCTGGTGTACCACCTTCACTTGCACCGATAACAATTACCCGCCCGGTAGCAAGTGGATTTGCCCGGGGGGTAACTCCCACCGTGAATTTCGATTTAGCCTGTGGCTCGACTAAAATTTGGTTGTCAAACTTCTGTTGGCTCATTTTTGGCTCCTTACCTTATGACTTCAGATATTCTGAAAGTAGTTTTTGCCATCCGGCATCTGTTCGCGTTCTCAAAGGTTCCTGTTTATCTACCTTCATCCACATCCGGAACCCAGCTTCAAGCACTGGGGATATTGCACCCGGATTATCGTTCCTGAATTCAGATAGCGAAATAAGCCTTTTTGAGACTACTTCCTTGTTGGTTTCATTTTGTTTTTTCATTTTATCACGTCCCTATTCCGTGCCTAATCCCTCACCATCCAGCCATGATGCCAGAGTAGAGTTCATTGTAATTTCAGATTCAATAACACATGATATCAGCATCATGCCACCTATTTGAACCCTGTCCCGTACTGCTTCATTGATCACATCGCCTTCAATCATTATCTCTACATTTGTCATTCCACCGCCATTTGGATGCATGAGATATTGGCGGAAAAATTCTTTGTTCTCTCTGAAGATATTTGTGATCGTGTCCCGGCGAATAGCATTTGGATCTTCCCAGACTACCTGAATGTTATCCATTTCGATTTCGCCATAAGCATTTTTCATATCAGCTTTGATCTCCCTGAAGTACCCAATGAACTGATTTAATACGTGTCCACCTACACGGGTAACATAGAGGATCGGAGCTCTCATTTCTGGCATTCCATATTCACGGGCAAGCTGATAGTGTTTCTCCCGCTCCATGCCATAAGATTTCATTACCCGTTCCACGTTTTCAAGTATTAATGCCTTCGCATCGATGATCTGGGTTCCCACTGTTTTAGTGGGTGTTACACTCACCCCGGCTGTAGTAGCTGCAGATACTGCATCGTCTGAGGTATCCTGAAGCACAGATCTGTAGTAATAAGTGGTTAAATTATCCACCGCATAATCAGAGATCCCTGTGATATCTGGATAGTCAGTTCCGGAGATTAAGGAAATGATCAGATCATCGTTTATCGATCCAGCAAAATAGTTGTTTATTTCAGTCTGGGTGATATCGGATCCTTCCTTCCGGAATACAATTAAATTCCATCCATCAGGGAGAGTAGTGGGAAGAGTCCATGACAATTCCACTTCATTCCCCAATGGATGGGCAATCGCTAAAAGGTTAGTGAGTGCTGAGGGAGCGGGCATAGCTTATCCAGCAGCCTTGCGGAGTGCTTTTAGCCACTCATTATCTACATTCGTTTTAGTACCATCTACCAGCTTCTGAGCAATGGCAAAGAAAATCAGCTTCCCAATCTTCTCAGTGAATGCCACTTTTACACCCAGTATCAGCAGAGCCCGAACACCCGGGAGATAGAATCCACCTACCAGAACGATGAGAGTCCCGAGAATAGCCTTCCAGCTTTCCTGTAGATACTGCATGATCTTAGCAAAGAATCCCAGCTCTGCAGCTGGTGCTGCAGCATCAGGCATTGCCAGTGCTGTCCCTACCAGCAGAACTGCAAAAACTGCAATCAGCATAATTTTGATAATCTTCATAATGTCCCTTTCTTTTATTTGGCTACTGCCACTTTAAATAGCATCCCTATCATTCCAGATGCAAATATATTCACAAGCAATATAATGATACCAATCGTAATCCTTGACATTTCAGATTCTTTATTTTCACGGTACTTTGTATTCGCTTTAAAATCGCTAATGTCAAAATCGTGAAGCTGCAGCATAAGGTGCTGTAGATCGCCCTTAATCCCTGTATCAGTCCGATCCCCGTCCACACCAGAAAGCATCCCAAAGATGCTTGAAAGTTTTTCGCCCTGCTTCTGCTGTATAGATAGGATCTCATTTTGAATATCACGCTCTCCGGGCATTTAGACCCCCCAGTAATTCATCTGCAGCTATGATCTCAGTTTCAAGTAATTCCAGACCTCTAAGCGTTTGCCTTGTCTGGTTAAGGCTTTCCATTAGCTCCAAAAAACGCCCTACACGGCGATTGAATACTTGGGGTTTAAGTGGCTTATGATAGCTTACGAAACTTCCGTAATCGCCAAATTCATCTTTTAATCTTTGCTTCAGATCATCGGCAGCAGAGATAAATATAAATGGGGTAATGTGATACCCGTTCATAGCCTTTAAGATCTTGGCAGTTTCTATTCCATTTGAATGACCATCCAGATTGAGATCCATGATAAATAGATCGAACTCATGGGCAGCTGCCTGCTGGAAGGCTGAATCAAAGCCATCTGCTTCCCCCACATGGACTTCAGGGAAATTGCTTTGGATGAGTTCTCTCAGTAGAGCTCTCTGGGTACTATCATCGTCCATAATTAAGATGGAGCCTGTGGTTTTACTCATTGCCTTGTCCTTCATTTTTGGCACATCCGATACCCCTTCAGCCTACAATGACTGAGGGGATCGGACGGGGCACGGGTTAAAATATTCACTGTGCTCTATCCTATCCTTAACGCCATGATTTGCATATCGATTGCAGTGATATCTGCAATCCCATCAGATTCGACATAAAGGGATAGTTCCTGCCCGGCATTTACGCTCACCAGATCCAGAACCGTAATTGGCTCCGGATAGAGGGCATCTTTAAATTTTATTTTAGGTGCTGCATCTGTGGCTACTGCATCCAGATAGAACTGGAGCCCCACAAGTTTATCAGCTATTGAGGATTTTAAGGATCCCTGAGCAAACAGAACATACACCCCGCCATTGTCCAGAGTGATCTTGCCATTTGCAAAGTCCGGGGTAGATCCTACACCCAGACCGTTTTTAGTAAAGTTTATGAGCTTTACAGGGGTAGCTGCAGCAAGCGTTTGAGCAGTAGTATTATCTACTCCATAGATCACCCCATAAACACCGAAAAGGGACACGATGGCATCCCTCAGATCCTGTGGGCTGATATCTCCAGCTGAGTTATCCCCTAATAGGGATAGGATCTGTGCTCTGGTTCTTACTGTATCACTCATTGATCATTCCCTCTATATTTGGAACCCGGGGCTAAATCCACTGCTGAAAGCTGATTTGCGATCTATGGGGAGATCCAAAGCTCTTCCTGATTCAGTGTAGTTCCGGAGTTGTAAAACAATTTTTTTAGCTACAAGCTCAATATCAGATCCACGATCTGAAGCCTGCTCTTCAAACACGATGTAATTTGGGTTCACCAGCATTTCTGTGGTGTATGGAACATTGTTAGCCATACCCTTCCCAGAGAGCCATGTAATGGTATTCCCGGAGAAAGTGAAATCTATGTTCTCCCGGTAGATCTGATCCTCAGCTGATACACTCAGGATCCTTTGTATATCGAAAGCCTTAATCTGATCCTGAACTCCCCGCTTCATCACTACAGTATCCCTGCGAGTCCGGAGATCCAGAGTAATGATATCTCCAGATGAGATCTCATCATAAAGCATTATGTACTGGCTTGCTGTGGTGCTGGGGATGTACCTGTGAGGGTAAAAGTTTGGATCCACACCCAAAAGGGCACTGGAAGCATCTGCCATACTGGGCAGCAATAGAGTTAAAACGGAACCTGAGCCCGCTTTGAGAGATCTGAGGGTAAGGTATCCACTTTCATTAGGATCGCCCGTGGATCCGCTCTCATAGGCTATATTACCTAATCCCGCGCTATTGATCGAATAAACGATCTCTGGGAGAGATACATCAGACTTATTTGCAACATACAAAGCTGCATTAATTTCTTTTTGAGATCCGCCATCCATAACCAGCTTCAGGTTATAGACTGAGGATAGATCTACTCCAGCTGAGAGATCCACGGATCCTGTGATCACTGCATGATGATTCAGCTGCTTCCGGGGGATCGTAATCGTGGATCCGCCCTGCAGCACACGCTGGGCTTTTTCTGATTGCCTTCGCATATCTACAGCTGTTCTGAGAACTTCATATTCGATCGGAGCATCATATCGGAAACCATCGATACAATCATGCTGGGGATCTGGAGCTCCATGATTCGCCTGAACGCATGAGCAGAGCCTGCCTTTTCGATAAAAGATCTTGCTGCTCATATCATCTATAAGCACTTGGATCTCAGTATCTAATCTGATTGATTCCATCAGTTCCCAAATTTCTGGAATATAGAGTCAAGCTTTTTTGTGAGCCACTGAACGAACCTGTATTTATAGAGATATTTCCCAAATACGTAATGGAGCGGGGAGTGATAGTCCGGATCCGCGAGCTGGCGGATGTGCTGATAGGCATCATCATCCCGGATCAGTTGGCCAACATGGACCACCAGGATCCCCCACCAGAATGATCCCATGAACATCATGAGGAAACCAACGTACTTGATGAAAGTACCCAGGTACCAGTGGTGCCATTCAAACGGATCCATTCTGAGAAACATATTCCTACCTCACGTCAGTGTGAAATAACGGTTAATTTTTTTAATGGTTGTCATGAATGGGATCTCATTTCCATATCTCTCCATCTGGCCGATTAGGACATCCGATCCTGTGAAGATGATTTTGGTCTCGTTTTCTAATTTGTATTGCAATGTCAAATACTTCCCTGATTCATTTTTACTGTACTGGCTCTTTTTTATTCTGAATCCCGTTACTGTAATTGCACAATTCAGAATCTTTTCGAGCTTGTCCTTTTCCCCGTCTAAAGGGGTCTCCTCCGTTGAGAACTCTGAGAACTGTTTCACGCAACGCTCAGAACCTCATCGGCGATGACCTTGCACCCGGCTACATATTGGCGATATTCCAAATATGCGGGGTCGTTATGGTCCAAAGCCGTAAGCGCAAACTCATCATTGACATCGTGCTTTGCTCTAACCAAGGCGTCAATGATACTTTTCCTTGTTAAAGGTGTCACCACTTCAACATAATCATATCGGTATTGAGTCTGAGGAGGCCCTTCCATCTGTTCTGCCTCGACCTCCGCAATACTATAACGGATCTGTGCCTTGCCGTTTTTGTGCGCAATCCGCTCTGGGGATGTTAAACTTTGGCCCTTACCCATAATTGACTCCATATTTATTTATCAGATTGAATGAATCCGCCCACTTGAACCACCCCCAGTAACTTGGGATAGATTCTCTTTTATTCCTTTTGTGTTTTATTTTAAATCTTTTGACTATTGATTTTCTCACCAGTGTGTAACCATGAAAAAATCGATACCCCAGAAAGTCAATGCCACGAATATCGACGGGGAACACCTGCCAGTTTGCTTTTAAATCAAGATTTAACTCATCTTTCAAATACGTCCCAATTAACACCCTCATTTCGTGCAAGGATTGTTTATCCCTGGCCAGTAAAACCATATCGTCGCAATATCTGAAATAATATTTCACCCCAAGCGACTCCTTCACCCAATGATCGAGGGTCGATAAGTAAAGATTCGCCAAGATCTGGGACAAATAGTTCCCAATGGGGAGCCCTTTGGAGGAATCGATTATCTCATCCAAAAGCCAGAGCAAATTTATATCCTTGATCTTGATCCGGATAATGCGTTTAATTATCTCGTTATCGATTGAGGGATAAAACTTTCTCACGTCGAGCTTTAAACAATATTGTGTATTCCGGACATCCTGCATTGCCGCTTTAACCCGGCGGACCCCCTTATGTACTCCACGACCTTTGATTGAAGCCCAGGTGTCAGCAATAAGATGAGATTCCCATATCGGCTCGACGATATTCATTATGGCATGATGGATGATCCGGTCCGGGAAATAGGGGAGTTTCGATATCTCTCTAACCTTGCCGTATTCGTTCCGGGTCATTGTTATATATGGCGAGTTTTTGAATGTCTTGTTGATAAGCATGCCCCTGATCTTTTCCAGGTATTCATCTGGTTTTGAATCAACCATAATCACAGCCCTATAATGATGCTTGCCACGACTGGCGCGCTTATGTGCTTCGCGAAGATTGTCCATCGAACAGATGTCATCGTATAGGTAGCCGTGTCGTTTCATGTGCTTGATTGTCCCGGAACTTTCGACACCATTGGCCCTACTAATACCCATTGGGATTGGTTTTGTGTTTTGCCAAGAGGCAAGGTCTTTGCGGTCATAGCTTCAAGCATAGCTGAGCCCCGATGTTCACATTGTTAATCGAAGAGGCGTTATTCGTATTCACGTAGAAAACGCCTGCATTCGAACCGTTATTCGCATTACTGCCGAATAGGAGCACCTGCTCCCGCAAAAACCCGTAAAAATTTAGAAGCACAGCCGAGCCCCGACGGTCACATAGTTAAGCGAAGAGACGTTATCCGCAGACACGCAGAAAACGCCCGCAAACGGACCGCTAGACGCAAAACTGCCGAACAGGAGCACCCGCCAGCCAGCGGCTTGGTAGTAATAATCGGTAATCTTGGTCGAGCTTGACGCCCCCACAGACGCAGGCAAAAACCCTCGTCTTATTTGTTCAAGTGTATCTTGATACCCGTTTGCGTTGGCAAGCACTACACCTAAAGCAGCATAGTTTGTTGCCGTGTCATCTGCGAATTCGGTATCGGTATTTGATACATACGGAATATTGTTATTAACATTAAAACCATCAATGAATTTCCAGACATTACCGAAGAAATTCTCGATTCCTCGATAAGTCATATAGGCATTGTTTGAATTGCCTCCAACCGAGTTGGTTCCGTTCCCGACTGCATTTGATTTTCCACACTGACCGATATAACTATCGGCAACCCATGTTCCTCCGGATAAGGCTGTCCGCCCTACTCCAATCATGACCTGGCTGTCAAAGTCTGCATATTCTGTCAAGTAGAGTAACTGTACAGCACTCATAAGGTCAAAGTCCATATTGCGCCAACCGGCGCCACGTTGAGAAGCTGCGCCCCTATTTTCGGCACGGGTTTCATTTACTTTGGGATACTCACCTGAGAGGGAACAGAGCTTGTCACCCGCGGCATAAAGACTGGTAACGATGTCTGCGCTTGCAACCATAGCCCCGGCGCTTGCATCGAACAAACTACCCTCATACGCGCCCGCATATCTAAATTCAACCTCTGCACCATTTTTGATGAATGCGGGATGTACCGTGTAGCCATCCATTGGGACGGTTGAAATATTCCAAGTATGGGTTGTCCCGG